AAAATTATAAGATGATTGGTTTTAAGCCAGGTGCTAAACTACAAGCATCCGAGTTAAACGAATTGCAAGAAATATTCTATGTTCAACAAACTTTGAGCATGAATATGATTCATTATTGGTTAGAAGAAGTAAACAACAAGTCTATGACAAGCGGTCCTGCATGGGAAGGTGCTACACCATTATTCCCGTTCACAAATTCCTCTGGATCGACTATGATTGGTTTTACTTATTCTTTAACTCCTCCATACGGAATTACCATTAATATGAATGAGGGTTGGTATCTCATAAAAGAAATATCTGGAATAAAGAGCTGGGCATATCTTAACAATTCTTTAACCAAAAATTATGGGTTTACGCCTGGATATTATTATTATGCGGGTTTATCTTATTCCACCGAAATAGTTGATTGTGCGGATGATACTACATTAACTGACAATTCTTCTGGACTATGGAACGAGAGTGTTTGTGGGGCTGATAGATATCAAATAAATATAAACTCTATTGAGGTTTCTCCTGAAATTGGATTTAATGATAATTTTTTTAATAAAATTTTAAAATTTGGTAGTAATGGAGCTACATTTAATGTATACTACATTAACGGAATAACTTTATAATATGGAATAATAATATGGAATATCCAAAATTTAATGCAAACGTAAATAAAGATCCTCTAGAACTTTTAAAAAACCTCATATCTTCTAAAATTGGACAAACTAAATCTTTTACGTCATCTATGATGTCTAGAGGATTTTCAAACAACAAAGTAGAGGTGGGTGTCAAAAAGCTGCGCGCAGTTAGCTGTTTTGGTAATGAAGATGTTGGTGGAAATATACCAAAATGCAGTCATCTTATGAACTCATCCACAGAAGGAAAGTTTTTCTGTGGAGCTTGTGGTTGCGGAGACAAGCCAGGTACTTGGTTACTTTCTAATGGAGAAAAATATTCTAAATTGGATTATCCAAAGCTCTCATGTCCTCTGAACATGCCAGGATTTACTAACTATATTCCTTTGAGTGTAGAAGGTAATGTTAATCATGATCCTAGAAAGGGACTCATAGAAAAGCTAACTCCAGAAGATTTGGAAAAAATTCATGTTTCTATTCCCGAAATAATGCCAAAGGATCAAGCAGATCAAAAAAGTTAATTAGTAGCTGTGCATAAATAAATTGATGGCACAGCCTAATTCACGACAATCTCTAATAGAATACGCCTATAGGCAACTCGGAGCACCAGTAGTTGAAATAAATGTAGACTACGAACAGGCTAGCGATAGGCTTGATGATGCCTTACAATTCTTCTCTGAACGTCATTTTGATGGCGTTGAAAGGGCGTTTTTCTCTTACCAGTTGACTGATACTGATTTGGCCAACAAGTATATCAATACTACGAATTTTGGTCCTATAGTCGGTTCTAATAGCAACAACCCAACTGGTTATGATATTCTTTCCATCATTAGAGTTTTCCCTTTCGGATCTTTAAACACAAATGAACTTTTTGATATTCGATATCAATTAGCATTAAATGACGTTTATGGAATCAATACAAATTTAGGATTTGTAAATTCTACTCCAATAGCAAATTTTGATTTAACTAAACGATATATTAGAATGATCGAAATGATGTTCGATCCAGAAAGAACTATTAGGTTTAACAAAGTCACCAATAAGCTTTATATCGAAACCGATTGGACGGCATTGAAAGCAGGAACTTATATTGCAGTAGAGGCGTATGTCAATTTGGATCCTGATCTATATCCAGAGATCTATAACGACAGAATGTTAAAACGATATTTTACTGCTTTAATAAAAAAACAATGGGGACAGAACTTATCAAAGTTTGATGGTATTTCTTTACCTGGCGGTGTTCAGATGAGAGGCGGGAGTATTTTAGCCGAAGCAGAAAAAGAAATAGCTATTTTAGAAGACCAGATAATATCTTCATACGAATTACCACCAGATATGATGACTGGATAATATGCCGACGAATCCTTATTTTAAATTTCAACCAACTGAGCAAAATGTAACAGAAGATATTGCCATCGAAATAATAAGAATGATGGGCAAAGAGCTTTGGTACATTCCAAGAGAGTTTGTAAATTTGGATAGGCTATTCGGTGAAGATCAATTAAACAGATTTACAAAGGCTTATCCTATAGAAATGTACATCGTTTCTTATTCTGGATTTGATGGTGGTGAAGCAATATCAAAATTTGGCATTGAAAATAAAGATAGAATGACCGTGGTATTAAGTAAGAAAAGATTTAATAAAGAAGTTACTACAAATGATATTTTGATAAACAGACCTAGAGAAGGAGATCTGATCTATTTTCCACTATCAAAAACTTTATTTGAAATTAACTTTGTCGAGCACGAATTGCCGTTCTATCAATTGGATAAGAACTATGTTTTTACTTTAACTTGTGAAACCTTCACCTACTCAGCAGAAAACTTCAATACTGGCAATGAAACTATTGACTCGGTTAATGACTTTAAGCAGAATATATACGATTTCTTAATAAATGCTCAGGCAACTGGGTTCAATGCAGCTTATAATTCCATTATTCGTGGTGGTAAATATTCCATTACTGGAACTATTGCTGGAACAACAGCATACTTTAGACTTCTTGATTATAGTCTATCAGGAAATACATTAACAACAGAATTTATGTCGTTGGATGGAATAACATTTACTTCATCTATTATAAGAAATGAAGTAAATGGATTGACATTCAGCGTCAACACAAAGAATGCTTCTGGAGACTATGCTATAGTCAATACCATCCTGGATGATGATGCTGGAGAAGTTCCTCCTATGGATTATCAAAGAGGATTTACTGGTTCTGGTAGTAAGTTTGACATGAATATCATAGATTTTACAGAAACTGATCCATTCTCAGAAGGGAATTATTAATGTTTAACACATTCAATAACCAATCTATAAGAAAACTTGTCGTTGCTTTTGGATCCTTATTTGACGAAATTTATGTGACCAGAAAAAACGACACTACAGATGTGGAAGAAAAGATAAAGGTCCCAATTACCTTTGCTTCTAAGGAAAAATTTCTTAGGAGATTAGAAACGAATTCTTCAATTTCAGATACCATCAAAACACAGATAAATTTACCATATCTAAGTTTTGATGTTTCTTCTATTGCATACGATTACAATAGAAAAAGAAATAAGCTAAAATTTGCATCTAATAATGTTGATGAAGATACAACTTATAAGACATTTTCAGAAACACCAGTACAAATAGGATTTACTTTATTTTTCTATACAAGAAGTTTAGACGAACTTTTTCAGATTATAGAACAAATAATGGCATATTTTAATCCAGAATTTAATCTAAGAATTAATTTTAACGATGTATTTCAAAATATAAATGTTCCTATCAGTTTTAGAGAAGTTAAATTTTTAGATGATTATGAAGGTGAATTTAAAAATAGAAGAGTTCTTATAGGAACAATATCTTTTGCGGCATCCAGCTATGTTTTTGGAGAAATAAAAACAGGTCTACCATCAGAAACTGCTATATTCAATATCACAGCTCTTGATGCTATAGATGATGATACTGCCCAGAGCATTTCTAGTGTAGTAATTAATCCCAATTATCTTTCTAACAATTATGATTTAACAGGTTCTGATTCTTCATTTATAACTAATTTTACATGGACTGTTACAAATCCAGCCGATAAATTTAATTATGTTCAAATATATCAACCAAAAGTCGATAAGGCAATTGCGACATTACAAGTATCATCTTCTACAACTTCATTGACACAAGCTGAAGTTGATAGTTTAAGAGAACAAATATCAAATGCATTGAATCTTACTTATTACGACAATACATGTATAAATCCAGTATTGTATAGTTTTACTTCAAATAAACAAACATTTGTTATAAGGGTATCTAATGGAACTTATTTTGATCAAGTGGATAGCAAATTCCAGTTGATGCAGATTTGTGAGTAATCATGGAAAATTTAAATAATTTTTTTAATATTGAACCAGCAAAACAAAGTCAACTAGAAAAAATAGAAGGTGCTACTTGCGCTGATTTTTCTTATGCAAAGCAAAATTTAAAAGATATAATAGAACAATCAAAAATTGCTTTAGAGGGAATAATGCGAGTTGCAATGGAAGGTGATTCTCCCAGAGCATATGAAGTAGTAACACAGATGCTTAAAACTATGTCAGAAATCAATAAAGATTATATTGATTTGGATAATATTAAAAAGGAATCTGAAAAACAAAATATTAAAACAACCAATAATAATTCATTTTTTATTGGATCCACAACAGATCTTCAAGATTTAATAAATCCTGAAAGAAGTAAGAAAAAAGCTCTTGAACATATAATTGATGTAGAGGCCGAAAATGACAAGAAAGTTTAAAGGATACTTAGGTAATCCAAACTTAAAAGAAGCTGGGATAAAAATAGACTATACCGAAGATCAAATTCGGGAATATCTTCGTTGTGCTAATGATCCAATCTATTTTATTAAAAAGTATGTAAAGGTAGTTTCTCTTGATAAAGGTCTTGTTCCTTTTAATCTTTACAATTATCAAGAAGATATGATCAGGAAGATGCATGATAATCGTTATATCATAGCCAAATTACCTCGTCAGTCTGGTAAGAGTACTACTATAGTTTCTTACATTTTGCATTATATCTTGTTTAATCAGAGCATGAGCGTTGGAATTTTGGCCAATAAGATGAACACTGCCAGAGAAATTTTGGGTAGATTGAAGTTAGCTTATGAGTATATTCCAACATGGCTTCAGCAGGGAATCATAGAATGGAACAAAACTTCTGTTCAGCTTGAAAACGGTTCGAAGGTAATGGCATCGGCTACTTCATCGTCAGCTATTCGTGGTGGTTCTTTTAATCTTATCTTCTTAGACGAATTTGCCCACGTTCCGCAAAATGTGGCAGAAGAATTCTTTAGCTCAGTTTATCCTACCATTACATCAGGTCAAACAACTAAAGTATTCATGGTATCAACTCCAAACGGATTAAATATGTTTTATTCTTTTTGGAGAGGGGCTACCAGAAAACCAGGTGAAGATGGAAAGAACGAATATGTACCGATAGAAGTTTCTTGGAGGCAAGTTCCCAAATATGCCGGGGGGCCATTAAGAGATGATGATTGGAAAAAAGAAGTAGTTGCCCAGACAAGCGAACAGCAATTTGAAAGTGAATTTGAATGCTCATTTCTTGGCTCTTCAAACACATTAATAAGCACAAGCAAATTAACCGTTCTGCAACACGAAAGACCACTTGAAAGTACACACAACGGTCTTAGAATATATGAGCACGCAAAACCAGATAATTGTTACTTTGCTGTTGTAGATACTTCAAGAGGGCAAGGAAAAGACTATACTGCCGTAGTTGTTGTAAACACAACAGAAAAGCCTTATAGAGTTGTTTCCACATATAGAAATAACGTCATATCACCTTTTGATTTTCCAACTGAACTTTACAATCTGGTCACTACTTATAATGATGCCCATGTTTTGATTGAAGTAAATGACATCGGAGGTCAAGTAGCAGATGCTATGCATGAAGAATTTGAATACGACAATATTATTCAAACAGTTTACATGGGTAGAGCTGGGCAAAAAGTATCTCTCGGTTTTGGTAATAAGTCAAAACAATTGGGTGTCAGAACAAGTTCAGCTGTTAAAAAATTAGGATGTGCTGTTCTTAAAACTTTAGTTGAACAGGATAAATTAATTTTAAATGATCAAAATATAATACAAGAACTTATGACTTTTGTGGCAAAACAACAGTCGTTTGTTGCTGATGATGGTTATACAGACGATTTGGTTATGTGTTTGGTTCTTTTTGGTTGGTTGACTCGTCAGGGCTATTTTGAAGAGATAATCGAATTACAAAAGAAAAAAGATATAAATAAACCAGAAGAGGAAGAGGAAAATACGACTTTTTTGATGGGACCCGAGATTTTAGAAGATGCTTTTAATGATGGACACGATATTTGGTTTACATAAGGATAAAAAATGCCACAAATTAACATAAACGAAAATTCATCCAACATCGTAACTACAATAGCTGGTCAGGCATCTACCCATCTTTCTGCGTTTTTGTGCGGAACTAGTCTTTTTAATCACATTATTTTTGGTGATACTCCTACTCCAACTTATAAGATTTACACAAACTCTCAAGATCTGCTTGGAGAATTTTCAAATTCTCAGCTTTTAGGTACAGTTGCTTTACAATCTGGTGATACTCTTTCAAACGGAACAACCTCTGATAGAGAATTACACTCTGCCCTAAATTATCTTGAATATGGCGGTCAAATTGTATTTGCCACAGGAGCAACCCAATTAAATGTAAACGAACTGGAATTAGACTCTGCTTTTTGTCAATCTACAAATAAATTTGCAGATATAACAAATCTACTTAGCTTAAGACAAGATTTGATTGGAATTTATGGTTCTAGCTTTGAGCGTAATAATGGATCTACTGGACTATATCCAACAACATTAACACCCTCTATTTTTGGAATTTCTCAAATTGCTGGTGTTTCTGGAATTACACTATATGACGATTTAATTTTTTCTGTAATAGGAAGAAAAGATAGAACAAGAATTTATGGTGGATCGACTAGTAATATTTCCATTCTAATGACTTCTGATGCTGCTGGCTGTATGGCAAGAACCGATGCTTCTTTCTTCCCCTGGTTTGCTCCAGCTGGGGTTGTTAGAGGTGAAGTAAATTCCTTCATATCTGTTACACCTAATTTCACAGATACTGATGTAACAAACTTCTTAACAAACGAAAAAATTAATTCCTTTAACAATCTCATAGGAAATGACGGCCTTTATCTTCTAGGAGATAGAACATACGAAGCAACTGATGATAACAAGAAGCAAGTTGGAATTTCCAGACTTCTTCTTTATATCAAGAGATCATTTAGACCTATCTTGGATTCAATTCTATTCGAACTAAACGATGCCGAAACCAGAGCAAAGTTTGTAACAGATT